GCAGGATATGTTGGTGAAAGTGCTGAAGCTATTGTTGACTCTTGGTTTAAAAGTATTGTTGTACAAATGCTTGATGATGACGGAGAAGATACTGATAGAGATATGGGTCATATTAAAATTGTTTCTAAAGCTGACGGGAAGTCTGAAGTGTCATAATGCAAATACAAAAAATGAAAAGCTTACATCCTCTTAGTCCGTATAGTCCTGTTTGGGATATTAGTTTTGGATTAACCCAATGGAATCAACCTGAAAAGGTTGACACTATAAGACAGTATATGCTGGACAAAGAAGAGTATATACTAACGTTAGATGTAGTAAATGATGCAGGAACAGGATTAAATTCTAACTCTGTAACTACACGTTATGGGCAATATAATCTTTTTGATCCTATGTTTATTAATGAATGTCCTGAAATTGGTGAATTATTTGAATTTCTTCAATACTCTTATTTAGAGTTTGTTGATGCCGACAACACTCAAAATTATGTTCTTCTAGATATTATTTGTTGGTTTAACATCTTACGCAAAGGCGAACGTATAAACATACATCGTCATGGAACTACCGAAGTATCATATTTAAGTGCTAACATGCATCTTGACACATATGAATCAAGTCAAACATATTATTCACACTTTGATATGACTAATTCATTCCCAAATATTAAAGGTGGATTAACAATATTTCCAAATTGGGTTGCACATTGGGTTGATACTTGGAATGAAGACACTCCAAGAGTAAGTTTAGCATTTGATATATACATATCTCAACCTCCGTATTACGGATGCGCTATACCCACATCATTGCCCTTTATGACACAAGACATATTAAATAGGTTGACAAACCGCAATTAAAATGTTATAATAAATTATAATTTAATAAAGGAATGACCTTATGAGTACATATGTACTAGTAGATACAGCAAATACGTTCTTTCGTGCAAGGCATGTAGTACGCGGTGACATTGATACTAAGGTAGGCATGGCACTACATATTACTCTTAACAGCATTAAGAAAGCATGGCAAGACTTTGATGCTGATCATGTTGTGTTTTGTTTAGAAGGCCGTAGCTGGCGCAAGGACTATTACGAGCCTTACAAGCGTAATAGGCAAGTTGCTCGTGATAAACTTACTGTTAGAGAAGCAGAAGAAGATACTGCATTTTGGGAAATCTTTGATGAGTTTAAGAACTTTGTTACAGATAAGACTAACTGTACTGTTATGCAACACAAGCAGTTAGAAGCTGACGATCTTATTGCAGGCTGGGTACAAGCACACCCTAACGATAATCATGTTATTATTAGCACAGATGGTGACTTTGCACAATTAGTTGCTCCGAACTGTAAGCAGTATAACGGTGTTGCTAATGTAACTATTACACACGAAGGTTACTTTAATGATGACGGTAGTGAAGTTCTTGATAAGAAAACTAAAGAAGTGAAGCCTGCTCCGATTCCTGACTACATGCTATTTGAAAAGTGTATGCGTGGTGACACTAGTGATAATGTGTTTAGTGCATACCCAGGTGTACGTAAAAAAGGCACTAAGAATAAAGTAGGACTGCTTCAAGCATACGATGATAAAGACACTAAAGGGTACAACTGGAATAACATGATGTTACAGCGTTGGACTGATCATGAAGGCGTTGAACATCGTGTACTAGAAGACTATCAGCGTAATGTTGTGCTGTGTGATTTAACTGCACAACCTGGCAATATTAGAAGTATTATTAATGACGTAGTAGAAGATGCTATGACACCTAAAGATATAAGTCAAGTAGGCATGCGATTAATGAAATTTTGTGCTAAGTGGGATATGCAACGCATTGCAGATCAAGCTTCCTACTATGCACCGGCATTACAAGCGAGGTATCCAGTATGACAATAAAAGCAAACACTGTATTAAAAAACAAATTTTGGATTGTAGAAAACAACGGAGAAAAGGTCGGAACACTTAGTTACAACGACGACCGATATCTATACTCATGTAATAACGAAACTTGTTTCTTTGATAATCAAAGGCAAATAACAAAGAAGCTTGGAACTATTCATTGGGATGATGACGTTCCAAAAACAATAACATCCTCTGAAAAGATTGTACATAATTACCCAACTAGCGTAACACCGTATAATACTATGTATGATGTTAAACGTAAATTGCCGCTATTTACTAAATCAGCAAAGTCTAATAGCTTGTACTGTGCAGGATATTATATTATACAGTTTGACAAGGGCTGGGTTAAAAGTTTTTGCCCTAAGCTAGTTACACTAGAACGCTACCACTCTAAAGGTCCGTTCAAAACTGATGTTGAAATGAGATCGGAGTTATCAATTGCAAACCGTTGAACCACTAAACACAATTCCATTACAACTGTTTATACAACAGGTAAAAAGTGCAGAAGCTAGCCAAGCTAGAGAAATTAAATTAGATATTGCTACTGCAAAGAATTTAGCATTTACTCTTGGTATTGTAATGAGTAGACTAGAAGGCGACTTAGAAAAGCTAGTATCACAAAGTAGTCAATCAGATGAACAAATAGAAATTAACCTCGATGGCGGAACAGGGTGGAATAAGTAGGTACTTAATCTAAAAAAGAGATAAATATATGCGTAGTTAATATAAAGGATACGCATATGAGCAGGCCAAAACCAACCGTAATATTAGAACACATTAATAATGATAATTACAAGTCAGACCAAGTATTAGAAGCTGATGCTATTTGGGCAGTATTTTATCAAGACAGACCGTTTAACTTAAAAAGTGCGAATATGCTTACTAACTACCCCGGTCCAAAATATAAAAAGGTTTCATTTTCAAATCCCGGACACGCTCATAACTTAGCTAAAAAACTGAATGATATGTTTTCAAGCGAAGAGTTTGCAGTATATAAACTTACAGACGGCGAAGTAGTTATAGAAGATGAATAGATGAACTGGAAAGAAACATATACTAAGCTCTTTTTAAAAGAACAGGGTAAAAGTGTTAATGCAGTTACAGTTAAAGAATTTATGCCGTTATGGTGGAAGAACACTAGAAACAAAGGGGCTAGCGGTCTAAGGTTAACCGATTTAGGGTTTAATGTTGTTAACGAAATTGATCTAGCAACATACGATATACCATATCCAAGAGATGTTCCACTTACTACACAAGTTATTATATTTCTAGATAAATTTATTGACTGCCCTTACTATATTAGTCCTAGGTCAATTATAGTAACAAACGAAAAAAAAGCAGTTGAGCTTACGTTATTTTCCGGAGACTTAAGAAAATACGGATTAACTAAAGCAATGACCCGATCAAACGAAAAGGAATAAAGATGTGGTTTAGAGGCCAAATAGATCTGGGTGTCCAAAAGTTTGACACTTATCCGCATTTGAATTATATCCGACACCCAGCCAATCCAAAAGATCTAACAGCATGGAAGCGTCAAGGTTACACTCATGAACACATGACTGGAGCAATGGTCGTTGATCGAGAAGTAATGCCGAAGTGGATTGAAGAATGTGCAAAGCAAATTGGATTAACAAGTTGCGGATTTACATTTTATAAAATGGTAACTGGTGACATTATGCCGAGACATGCAGATCATTTTATGACTTATCAAAAGATATTTAATGTAGAAAAATCTAAAGTATGGAGAGCAGTTATTGTGTTAGAAGACTGGGAACCTGGACATTATTTTGACATAGAGCATGAAGCTATTGTTAACTATAAGCAAGGAGAGTACGTGTTATTTGACGCATTTACTAAACATTCTGCTGCAAATATTGGTCTTAAAGACCGTTATACATTACAAATTACTGGACAACTACCAAGCTTGGAGGCAGTATAATGTCAACACAAGCGTGGTTTCCTACTCCAATATATACTACACAACTTGAAGGAGTTGAATTTCAAAGCGTACAAACAGAGTTGTCTAATGTAATAGACAACTTTGTATTTTCACAAAATCCTAATTGGGGTTTAGACACGCACGAACTAAGCGGAGATGCATTTAGTGATGACAGTCTTAGTAAGTTTGAATGTAAACATTTTCTAAAAATACTAGATAAACACGTAAACTTATATTTAAATGATTTAAATTGTCATCCAGATAGACAATATGTTATTACACAATCTTGGTTTACAAAAACTAAAAATGGAAAATATGCCCATCGTCATGATCATGGAGCAAATGATATATCAGGAGTATACTATTTAAAAACAAATCAACATGATGGTAATTTATATTTTGAAAGTTTAAATAGACCATTATCATCAAATTTTGTTTTTGGATGTATTCCAGCTGAACAAGAGTTACCTTCAAAAGAAGGATTAATGGCACTGTGGCCAAGTATGCTTAATCACGGAACTAGAACTAACAACACAGATCACGAAAGAATAAGTGTTAGTTTCAATCTACGATTCATGAAATAACCCAATCTTTTTTGAAAAACCTGCATTTAATGGTTGACAAACGCTGTATAGGTGCTATAATAGTATTATAAAGTTAGAAAGTAGCACTGATAACTTAGTTCGTAAATAAACTAAAGGGCATATAAAATGGAAACTGTAACTTCACTACGTACTGTAACACCAAACTCTGCAAAGAAGAGCATTAAACATGCACTGAAAAAGAAGCGTCCGATCTTCTTGTGGGGACCTCCAGGCATTGGTAAATCCGATATTGTTGGACAGATTACAAATGACTTAGGTAACAGTCATTTAATTGATATTCGACTATCACTTTGGGAACCTACTGATATTAAAGGTATTCCATATTTTGATAGTAACGCAGGCACAATGGTTTGGGCACCACCTGCAGAACTACCAAGTGAAGAATTTGCTGCTCAATATGATTGGGTGGTTGTATTCTTAGACGAAATGAACTCTGCAGCACCAAGTGTGCAAGCAGCAGCTTATCAGCTTATTCTTAATAGACGTATTGGACAGTACAAGCTTCCAGACAACGTTTTACTTATTGCTGCTGGTAATAGAGACGCTGACAAGGGTGTTACTTATAGAATGCCTGCTCCGTTAGCTAACAGATTTATCCACTTAGAACTTACAGTTGGCTGGGATGATTGGTTCCAGTGGGCAGTACTAAACAAGATCCACAACGATGTTGTTGGTTACTTGACATTTGCAAAGAAAGACTTGTATGACTTTGATCCAAAAAGTCCGAGTCGTTCGTTTGCAACACCTCGTTCATGGTCGTTTGTTTCAGAGTTAATTGAAGACGATCTTGACGATTCCACTACTACAGACTTAGTTAGTGGTGCAGTTGGAGAAGGACTAGCAGTTAAATTTATGGCACACCGCAAGGTAGCTAGTTCAATGCCTAATCCAACTGATATACTCGCAGGGAAGGTCACAGAAATGGCCAGTAAAGAAATCAGTGCTATGTATTCCCTCACTGTGTCATTGTGTTACGAGCTGAAAGAAGCTTGTGACAAAGGTGACAAGAAGTTTGACGCTAAAGTCAACAACTTCCTGCGATTTGCAATGGATAACTTTGATACTGAATTAGTTGTAATGGGCATTAAGCTCGCACTAACACAGTATTCATTGCCCATTGATCCTGATGCAGTGGAATGCTTTGATGAATTCCACGAGCGGTATGGAAAGTACATTAAGGCCGCTCAAGGCGTTTAATGATATTGGAGGGTGGGACAACAGTGTTAACCACCCTCCAA